CGATCCCGAGCATGTGGAGAAGTTTGCCGAGGGCCAAGTGGAAGTCCCGTTTAAGGACATGCCATTGCTTGCGTATTTCACGGAATTGGTCAGTCATGTCGACGGAACAAAACCTACTGCGTATAGCAAAACTTACGACGGATGCGAGATTAAGCAGAAGTATTGGGGAGGAGTTTTTGCAAGGAACAACATCATGAGGGTGTTGTACTCCGTGTGTGTCATCACGTTGATGACGAGTGAATTTTCGGAACAGTCCACAGCTCAGCAAAAGTTTGAGATGGGGGCTATTGAGCCGGAAGTTGCGTTCATCAAGGATGAGATGCATTCCTTCAAGAAGGCCAGTGTCAATCGGTGGAGGATGATTTGGAACGCGGGCGCCCACAACGAGATGGTCGTCCGATTCTTTCATGACTTCCAAAACAAGGGAGACATCGCAGTTTTTGCTGCCGGCCTTACCCACTCCGAGGGAGTGGAAAATTTTGGTTCGTGTCCAGGAATGGGGCACCATGATGACGGTCATGCTCACATGACAGCCGCCATGAAACGCATGGGAAAGGACAAACCTGAGTCTGAACCACCTGTCGTCTCACAAGCAGACGCGAGTGGATGGGACTTTGGAGTGACCCAAGCCTTGTGGAAAGTGGATGGTTGGATTAGAGCAAAGCTCGCTGAAAATGCAGGCTGGCCGCCAGCTATGTGTCAGGCAATCTTGAATTTTGCTGGATGTTGCGCCGATCACTTGTTGTGTGTAGGTCGCGATGTCTACATGATCACTAGAAAGGGCATCATGGGTTCAGGCTGTGCTTCGACTTCTGCGTCAAATTCCCGCATGAGGGGTTGCGTTCATTCGCAGTCTCGGTGGGCGGATGTTCTCAGAGTCTCGCTCAGTCTCACCATGGGTGACGACATTGCATGCGCCGACAGTCTCACTGACGAGCAGAAGGATAGGACGGAAGCACTTGGCTGCCGTTTGTCCGACTACAAGGAAGTCGAGATGGTCAATGGCGAGTGGATTGTTGATTTCACCAGCCACAATTACAGTGTAAAAGCAGGAACTGCTGTGTTCAACAACGTCGAGAAGTTATTGGCGAGAATCCTTATGAGCGAGAAGCCGCTTGAACTTGAACAAGTTTGCGGCGTCATGTTCGCGATTCGCAACAACGACGAG